GACCCTTCTGGTCCTGTTAGATTACCAACGTACTCTGATATAAAAGTTTGATCTCGTCTCTCTAACCACTGACCTTGTTCATTAGTATTTGCAGTAGATGGAAATACTTGTACACCTCTTACAAATAAACATTCAGCTGGAACATTTATACTTTGAGTATCTGTTGCAAATTGTGCTTGTGCTTGTCTTCTGTCAGAATCCATAGGTATATCATATGCAATTCTATATTCTGAATTCATAATAAATTGATCTACAATAGTAGATGTAAAAACATTCGCGTCTACTTCTGAGTAGTCTCTAATTGCAGTCGTTAATGTTGCGTATGTAAATCCAGCCATAATTAAGCTCTATCATTAACGGGTCCAATTGTACACTGAAAACCGCCTCCTGTTGCTGTTGCTGTTGAATTTTGAAGCATGTTAACAGTAAATCTATTATACTGTTCTATAGTAGCTGGTTGAGAACCTGTTACAACAGTATCTGGATCTATAGAAGCAAGACGGCACCCAAAAACTTTAGCACCTGCTAAATGAGAACTTGCAGTAGTATTAGGAAAACTTTCTCCTCTAAAACTTGCAGAAGTTCCACGAACACAATTACTTAAATCTACTATACCTGTACCTAAATTAATAGATACAGTTTGATAAAAAACAACTTCATTTTCATATCTACCTGTTTCACTATTTATTTTTTCAATTACTACATAGCTATTTGATGGCAACCAAGAAGCACCAGCTCCAGCAGATAAAGTAATTGTAGTGGCTGTATTAGAAATACCTGCATTAAGTGTTGAAGATAATTCTATTTGTTCTATTGAATTAGCAATAGTACCTCCGACAGCGGTTTTAACAGCTTGAAATCTTACGTAACCTAATTCTCCACCTTGTTCTTCTGTAGAGTAATCAGGATAACTTACTGTCATTATATCAACTCCCGTTGTTATAGAAAAAGGATTGTTGGGTAAAATATCTTGTACTGGAAACTCTGTTCTTGCAGGTCTTGCGTGTAATAAAGCTTGTGGATCTGCGCCTACTGGATGTGGTTCTAATTGGGGTTGTTTAGCTTCAAATTCAGATGTGTGAACCCAGGCTCCTGTCCATTCTTTAACCATTTCTTTATAAGGAAACGCGGCCCCTGATCTATCTGAGATAGAGAGTGCTCTACTTCCTTTTGCAAATCTAGCCATAATTAAACTCCCGGGTAATATGCTTTAGGAGTAATAAATGTGCTAGCCGCAGAACCATCTTCTGATAAAGCTCTAGCCAATTCATCCTCATATAACAATTTCATTTCTTGTGTTCTTTGTGGTGCAAATTTCATAGATAAATAATAAGCTAATCCTGAAATCATACAGGGAACAAATCTGTAAGGCGTATCTGTTGCGTTACTATAAGCTCCAACATCTTGAATTCTTTTTACATAATAAATATTTAAATAATTACTAGCTGCAGTTGAATTAGGTAAAGGATAAATAGTTACTGTAACTTTATCAATAAATCTTTGAATCCAGAATTGTGAAGGAGTTCCAAGGGATGCTTTATTTGCTGTTGCAGCATAAGCGTCTCTTGCAACTTTAGTTAAACCTGTATCTGATTGACTTGTTGTATTATAATTTTGTCTATAGTTAACATTTAAAATATCTGTAATACCATAAACATTTGTTGTTGGCACAGTTGTTGCTTGAGGTGAAGCTGCTGCTGCTGCAGCACTATCAACTGAGTTTCTATAAAAAGTATAAGTACCTGCACCTTCGTCTGTTGCATTTACATCAGTTGAAGAACCTACTATTAAATTAATATTAGTATTCCCCACTTCCCAAAAATGTGCACCTCTATTACCCCATTCTTGAAATAATATATTTAAAGATCTTCTAGCTGTTTTAAGTTGATGTCCAGCAGTTCCAACTAAACCAATACGCTCATAAGCGTCTTGTATAATCTCATCGATTGAAAAGTCCTGATCAAATTGATAAGAACCTGAAGTTGTATTAGACATTTAATACTCCTTTAAAATGTTCCTACTATATAAAAGAAATCACAGTTAGTTACATCTGCATATATTCCAGTGTCAGCATAAATACCTGCTCCTGGTAAATTAAATTCCATAAATTCATTAGCGTTTGCTCCAAACTTACCATGAAAAATTAATGCAGAAGCTGTTTTAGCAGTCCCTATTTCATTATAAAGTTTAATTTCAGCATCTGCTGCAGAAGCTTGAGCATATATAGTCATAATATTTGCTTTAGTAATGTTGGCTGCTGAACCGGCTACAAGTGCTTGCACTTGTCCGTCTGCTGCTAACACAACTGATTGTCTTACTTTTGATGTTATTGACATAATTTTATTCTCCTTAAAATTTTGTAGGAGCCCCGAAGGGCTCCATTAATTATTTATTAGCCTACGTTAGCGTTTTGAATGTAACCAACAGTTATCCAACCAACACCTGTTCCAGTGTTAGGGTATGTTAAAAGTATTCTTCTATCAGTTGTTCCAATGTCTGCCCACGCATCTACTCTAGCTTTGTTAGCTCCAGCAGTAACTTCGATGATACCTAAAGTACCCCCAGCTATTCCACCAGCTGCTGTAAATGCAGTTGCATCTCCAACATAACCTAAACCAGCTGTAGTTGCGACACCATTCCATACAACACTTACAAATAATTTTGCAAAAACCAATTGGCTGTTTGCAGGAATTATAATGTTTGTTGTACTAGTAGTAGCAGCTTGAGTTATTGCTTCTGTTTGAGTTACTAACACAGAACCTACGTTAGCCATATTTGTACCGACTGTAGTTCCTGTTGTATTTGATATCGATCCCGATCTTATCGGTCCCGAAAATGTAGTATTTGCCATGATATATTCTCCTAGTTATTATGAATACTGTCTCTAGGCCGTCCACTATATTAGGTCAGCATTCAATTAATTTATTATATAGTAAGTAAGTAGTACACTAGATTTGAATAGAGTGCAAGAGATCCTACGGTAGAAATGCGATTTACGCAATGTAGCTTTTGTTCTAAGTAGCTACAGAAACTTGTGGAGCAGCGCCTTCAACGCTATTCTGCCTATGGGCAATAGCTGCTTCTTCCAGCTTGATCTTTGTAATGACTTCTTTTACTTTGTCATCAATCCTGACCATTTCAAGAGTGTATCTGTTATTATCCAGATGCTCCTGTTCCCACTTCAACTCCAAGGACCTTTTTGCTTTGTACAGGTCTTGTATCATCTATAACCTCCTCATAAGTTATTCGATTTATCTCGTTATTATAGTTGTTTCCGAGATACTCCCAATTAATACTCTTTTCTCCCAACTTGTCAAGGATTGATTCTTCAAGAGAAATAGCATTATCTTCCGCAAAAACATTAAATTTTGCGTAGTGATCATATGCCCAAATTTTAACTGTGAATTGTTTCATGGTTTTTTCTTTCTATTTATTAAATGTGGCCGAAACATGTCCGGCCACAAAATAATTATTGCTTACGCACCTTCGCAACCGAAGATACCTCTAAAGTCAGATGCGCCAAAAGCGTATCTTTCTCTAGCTTTGTATCTAACATTGCCTGTATCGAAGTCTCCTTCCATTGACGTAGTCAACGGAGTTCTTGAGAACATCTTCATACCATTTGGAACGTCAGTCATAATGTACCATGAATCAGCGTCAGTTAGGAAATTATTCACTCTGTAACCTTGAGGAATCATACCCATTGAGTTGATTGCATTGATGTCATTATCAGCAGTTTGAGTTCTACCTTGAGATTTCATCAATCTCTCAGCGTTGAACTGATTTGCAGAAGGAATTATCATTTTAACTCCTTTAGCTGCAATTCTTAAACCTCTTTCATCAGTCATAGCAGCGATATCAATCAATGCTTGTTCTAATGAAGTTTCATTTAAGTCTGCTTGTGTTGCTAAAGTATTTGCTACAGTACCCGCAATTGTTGGGTGAGCAGTAGAAAGTAAGTTAACGCCATCACCAGTTTGAAAAGCAGTTGCAGCTGCAATAGCTGGTAAACCGTTGTTCAATGGTGCTGCGCCTTTAACTTCTTTAGCGTTAGACATAGATCTTGCTAGTGCTTTTGTGTATCTAGAAGAAAGTCTGTCATAAAGGTTGTCCTCTATTGCTTCTTCTGTGATAGCGAAAGCTAGCGCGATCGTTTCCATAGTGTATCTTGCAGTGTAAGTCTCTTGTGCATCATCGTATGATACGCCTTGACCTTCTGCTTTTACATCTGCGTTAGCGAAACCAGATAACATTACTTCCTCTTCGAAAGCTCTGTCTGATGATTCCGTTGTATAAATCTCAGCGTGCTGATTTTCATACCTTTTGTATTCCAGGCCGAATAGTGCATTCAAACCTGGTTCTAGTTCTTTAACTAGCTGTGCTCGTGATATTGCCATGTTATTATGCTCCTATTATTGCCATGTTAGCGAGTTAGTTAAGTACTGGTTAAGATTCTGACAAAC